GAACCAGAAAAAGTTGAAACTATTTATGAACTTGAATTGGATGACGACAACTTAATACCAATCGACGAACAAGATGACGAAGACGGATTCAACGAATTTAACATGGACGAACAAGATGACGAAGACGGATTCAACGAATTTAACATGGACGAACAAGATGACGAAGACGAAGACGGATTCAACGAATTTAACATGGACGAACAAGATGACGAAGACGGATTCAACGAATTTAACATGGACGAACAAGATGACGAAGACGGAGACAACGGATACTACAATGAAACTTATAAACCTAAAGGTGTTGGAATAGGATTAGGTCCTAAATTTTCTTATAAAAATAAGACTAATGGCGGATTTAATGAAAAAAGAAAACAAGGTCCTAAATCAGTTGGTACTGGTAAACCTAAGTTTGAATACAAGAAAGGTGAAAATATGGGTGCTAAATCCAAAATTGTTAAAGCAGAAACTAAAGAAGGTCAAGGATACAAAGACAAAGAAGATGAAAGATTGTCAATGAAGCATGGTAAAATTGCATCAAAAGACATTAAGACTACTAAAGGTCGTAGAGATGACGCAGATTTTGAAAAATCTGAAACTAAAGAAGCAGCTAGAACATATGGAATGGGTTCCAAAGAAGGTAGAGGATTGAGAAAAGGTATCACTAACAATAGAAATTATGTTTATAGTAATGGTGGTGTTAAAACAGAATCTACTCAAGAAGAAGTTAGAATGTTAAGAGGAAAAAATGAGGAGTATAGAAAAGCATTAAATGTTTTTAGAGAAAAACTTAACGAAGTTGCAATCTTTAATTCAAATTTGGCTTATGCTACAAGATTGTTTACAGAACATTCAACAACTAAAAAAGAAAAAATAAACATCCTTAGAAGATTTGACGACGTTGAAACCTTAAAAGAATCTAAAAATCTTTATAGGTCTCTTAAAGACGAATTAACTTCGACGGATACAAAATCAATTAATGAATCGGTAACAACAAAATTAAACAAATCAGTTTCTACAGGTTCATCAACAACCCTAATTGAATCAAAAACTTATGAAAATCCTCAATTCTTAAGAATGAAGGACTTAATGGGTAAATTAGGTTAAACAATAAAAATAAACTAAAAAAAAAATACTAAAAAAATGGGAGCATTATTAGAATCAGGTCTTGTTGGTAACATTGGGTTAAAACACCTTAAAGTTATCAAAGAAGACACAATCAACAAATGGGACAAATTAGGATTCTTAGAGGGTCTTAAAGGTCACATGAGAGAAAACGTAGCACAATTATACGAAAACCAAGCATCATTCTTAATCAATGAAGCATCATCTACATCTGATACAGGTGCATTTGAAACAGTGGTTTTCCCAATTGTTAGACGTGTATTCTCTAAATTATTAGCGAATGACATCGTTTCAGTACAAGCAATGAACTTACCAATCGGTAAATTATTCTACTTTGTACCTAACATTCAGGCTTACCAACCAGGTACTTCTGAGCACTACGCACCTTATGGTTCACCAAACCAAGCTGTGGGTCAAACACCAAACAGCGGTTATGACTATAACAATACTAAAGACCTTTACGATAGATTCTACGAAGGTAACGAACCAGCGTTAGACCCTCCAGGGTTATTTGACTATTCTAAAGGACAATTTTCCGCAATCACTGCTGATGTTGCTACTGTTGCTTGGTTAGCTGACGCATTAGTTGCTTCAGCTTATACTTCATCTGATTACAGAAAAGTATTGGTAGTTTTGTCAGGTTTTGCATCTGATGGAGCTGGTAAATTAATTGGACCTGATGGTCAACCAATGGATAACGAATCTTTCTTATCTGATTTGACTGTCTATGGTGCTGCTGGAAACACAACAACTTCGGCTAACACATCTAATCCTTACTTATTCAGAGTAGTAACTCAAAGATATGGTAAAGGTATTGTTCAATACGGTAACAACAACGATACATTAACTTTCCCTGGTAGTAAAACAGGTGGTGGTCAATATGACAATCTGTGTGATACTGAAGGTAAAATCTATTTAGAAATTGATTTACAGGTACCAGTATGTATTACTTGTGGTGGTTCTATGGACGGTTACACAGGTTCAACATTCTCTTCTAGTACAGCTGTTAACAATGCGTTTACATCTACTTATAGAATATATAAGAATTTAGAATTTGAAGATAAAATTGGTGAGGTATCTTTTGACCTTATGTCAGTTACAGTTTCTGTAACAGAAAGAAAATTAAGAGCTCAATGGTCTCCAGAAATGGCACAAGACGTTGCTGCGTTCCACAACATTGATGCTGAAGCTGAATTAACGGCTTTATTATCTGAACAAGTTGCGGCTGAAATCGACCGTGAAATCTTAAGAGATTTACGTAAAGGTGCGGCTTGGAACTTACGTTGGGATTACAATGGTTGGAAACGTCTAGGTTCAAGTGCAGTTCCTTACACTCAAAAAGACTGGAATCAAACATTGATTACAGCTATCAACCAAATTTCGGCTCAAATCCACAAATCTACCTTAAGAGGTGGAGCTAACTGGATTGTTGTTTCTTCTGAAATCAGTGCTATATTTGATGACTTGGAATACTTCCACGTATCAAACGCGGCTCCTGAGCAAGACCAATACAACATGGGTATTGAAAGAGTTGGTACATTAGCGGGTCGTTACCAAGTTTACCGTGACCCTTACTTCCCAGCTAACCAAGTGTTAATGGGACACAAAGGAACATCATTGTTAGACACAGGTTATATTTACGCACCGTATGTACCTCTACAATTAACACCTACAATGTATAATCCGTTCAACTTTACTCCGATTAAAGGAATAATGACAAGATACGCGAAGAAAATTGTAAATAATCGTTTTTACGGAAGAATTACCGTAGATGGCGTTCGTACATTTGATTTAAGAGAATTGAGATAATCAAAATCTTAAAGAATAATTAAAGGGACAAGTAATTGTCCCTTTTTTTTTTATTTAAATATTCTAAGTGATTTTGACACAATTTCAGATTCGGTTAATGAATATATACCATGTTTATACGCCATTTGAATAGATTTAATTAACATAAACTTTGCTTGTTCTTCTGTTAAATTATCAATTAAATGTTCAATATCTTCAGGTTTGTATATTGCAACATCATCAAATAAGAAGATATAAGGTTGTTTTTCTGCCTCCATAATATATTTATTGTAAGTATATGAAAATAAATCGAATTAGTGAAGCCACAGGTTCAGGAAACGCCGGAACTTTTAAAGTACCAATTGTTCTTGCCCCACAAGATTGGAAGGATAAACAATTGGCTCCATTTAATAACCCTGTTTATCATTATACTAATGCGGAGTTGGCGTATGAAGAATCTGATGGTGATTTTAAAGAAACTCCCGAACAAAGAAAAAAAATAGAAAATAAAACAGAATTACTTTCCAGAATCGATACATACTTAAAAAATTTTTACACAGGACAAAATGATGAGGATGGTGGTAACATTGGCGATGTTAAAAATCCTGAAAAAATTATACAAAGGGCTATTGGCACACTTAAAGAAGATTTGGCGGTTTGGTTTGGAACAAAGAAAAAACCAAAAGGTAGTAATCAACCAAAAGGTCCTTGGGTTAACATTTGTAGTAAAGTTGACGGTAAACATCCTCCATGTGGACGACAAGATACGTCTAAAGGGTCTTACCCTAAATGTAGAGCGGCCGGAGTCGCAGGTAAAATGAGTGATTCACAAAAACGAAGTGCATGTCAACAAAAAAGAACCGCTGAGAAAAAAGACACTCAAACAGGTAAAGGTCAAAAACCTGTAATGACATCATATAAACCAAAAAATGAATCAATGAAAAAAACAATAAGATTAACTGAAAACGATTTAATAAGAATTATTAAAAAAGTTATTACAGAACAAACCGGTCTTGAAGGAAAAGTAATTAATCTTTTTTGTCAAAGTAAAAACAATTCATTTAGAGAAAGTGGGTTAACTTTAGATTCTGAAGAAGATATGTACGGAGGATTAAATGGTGGTGGATTTAAAAGAATATTTTTAACACCATCCCCAACCATACCAAGAGAATCATATGAGCCTTCCACAGTAACCCTAGATGTTATTCCTGCGGCTAAGATGGATAAAGATTTCTTAGAAAAAAGTAAAATGGCGAAACCTAATCAAAAAATTTATTTGATTAGTCCTAGAACTAACGTTAATCATTTTTGTTCAATTGATAATGGTACTGACAGAGAGTGGTCCAACTACCTAAACACACTTTAATCTTCTTTTTGGTAAGGTTGGATAGGTTTGTCGGGGATTGTAAAGTTTCCTCGTGTGTAACAAAAAGTTTTATTAAACCAATCAATTTTTTCATTAGACCAAGTGGCCATTTCTTGTGCATATTCTGCACTAAACTGATTGATGTCATAACCAATATAAGCTAATGTATCAGTTTTTGGATTAACAGTATTTGTAATTGTTTGTGAAAACAAATTACAAGAAGTGAACAATGCTAGTGTGATAAATAATTTTTTCATATGTTTTAGTTTATTAGGTTTTTGTTATATTTTTTCTAAAATTTTTTTAATAGAATATTTGATATTAGAAGTAATTTCTTTTTCAAACTTATTACGTCTTGACTCAACTTCTGAATCAAATAAAGTAACTACAGAATTCCATGACTTATCTCCTAATATTACAGTATATGAATAAACGTGGTTGATTATTTTTACACTATAATTTTCTAAAATTACAAAAATTTGGTCTTCTTCGTTTTTAATATAACGTTTGTTTGAGATTGGAGTTAACAATAAAACAGTTTCATTTTTTTTTATTAATTTTTCACAAATAGAAACACAATCTTTTTCGTATGTAGTTATTTTTGGAGTTGACGACCGATATATTTTAATATATTGTTTTTGGATTAATCGTTTTAATTTGTGAATAATTTGTTTCATAATCTTATATTAGTATTTATTTACAAATATAATGATATTATTTAAATAAAAAAATTAATTATATATTTTTTTTTAACAATAAGCACCAGAACAATGTCTTTTCCCATCAAGACCTTTAATCTTACCTTTACACACTTGAACAGCGTGACCGTTAGCATATGCGGAGGGATACACGTCATATTTTGCTTTTGCGGCTGCTTTTCCTCTTGCACAAAGGGGTGTACCTGTTTTTTTTCTACCTTCATTCATTTCTTCAAAATCAACATATTGTGAGTCTTTATCCATTTCATTTTTTAAGAAATCAAAAACTTGGTCGATGTTTGTTTTGGCTTCAGAAATATGGTCATCAGCCCAATCATGTCCATTTTGAATTATGTGGTCAACTGCAGATGGGTCCATTTCCATAATCATTTCAAGTTGTCTTTTCATTTGTTTTAAATTTGAAAAAAACATATAATTTGCTTCTTCTTGTTCAGATAAAACACGTTTAACAATTCTAGTTAAATCTAATTCGGTTAATTTTATTGTTTTCATATATTATTAATTAAATTATGGATTATTTTTTTTATAATTAACAATATTAAATGTTAATTCTTGTTTATAAGTATATTTTTCTCCTGAAGTATTTACCTGAATATCAACATAATATTGATTTGGTATTTTATCTCTCATATCAAACATAAAATAATATTCATTTGGAGTTCTATTAACTGCTGTCCAATCTTGAACTAATACTTCAGTTGTACCTTCTTTTACATAAATTCTATAAAATGCCGATACGTCATCTAATGGAGCTTGACCAGTATACGCTTTTTTAATTGTTACCCCAACTTTTCTAATATCAGTGTTAAGGATTTGTTCATTCTGTAGAATACCATAGAATTCAAATCCAAATTGACTAGGTTCTTTAGATGTTGAACCGATTTGAATACCTGTGGTATATTCTTGTAATACAAATTGATTTGTTACGTTTGGTAACGATTGTCCATTAATTGTTAATCCTGACCATACATCATAAAACATACATGGAGTTGCTCCCGTAAATTCATTAGGAACTATTACTTCATAAACTCCCTTTGTTCTTAGACAAGTTGACAAAGTTGCCATATTAGGAATGGCATTACCATTTCGGTCTTCAATTCTAACAACAGGGTCAGAATCTAAATTGGTAAAATCACCATTTTGATAGATGTATAAGTATAATTTATTTGTTTGATTTTTTAAGAATATATTACGGTCGTCTTTAATTAAGTCGTTGTATGTTGTTTGAAGGAATGGTTGGTAGAATGTTTGAGTATGTCTTGAAAAGAATGCAACACTATAACTGTCGGTTAAACCTGTAATATTTTCAATTTGTGGCAAATATGCAACTCCCCATCCAGTAACACCAGTTATTGTACCATTTAATATACCGTTAATTTCGTTGGACATATCCATTATTAGGTCTTCGTTACCAAGTTCAAAATGTTGTGTTGCGACAATTGTTAACCCTGAGAAATTTACGGTACCTACATTCGTGTTATTATAGACCCCTGGTTGAGACCAATTGTTAACAGTTGATGTCTGATACCAATTTGACGGTCGAGTTGAATACGCACGACTATCAACATACGTAAGAGGTGTTGAGCCACCATACGGGCTATTTTGATTTTCATTAAAATCTGTGTAATCATATCCAACACCTTCATCCCAAGTTTGTGGGGTTCCTGTTGAACCTGAAGTTTTTGGAATTCTAAATAAAATTAAATCAAATGATGTTGCTCTTCGTCTTTCGTTTGACATGAATGTATTTAACAATTCATTATCAAATGATGAGGTATTTGTCATTTGTAAGACGTGAGTCATACCTGTTGTACATCCTGTAGAAATTATACCTGATGCAATATCTTCTACTAATAAATCTAAATCCAAATCAAATAGGAAACGAGTGTAACCATAATTTGGGATTAGGTAATCTGATGAACCAAAATTCAATTCAACAATAGGGTTTCTACCCGTATTGACATATGAATTTGAAATGATGGTATTGTTCTTATCTATGTACGACCTTAAAATTGACATTAACCTTTTTAATATAAATATTAGTTAAGTCGAATATTCGCATTAAGAATTTTTGTATAGGCATTTTGCATCTCAGTCAGTATTGCCGCAGAACTTGTACCGTCTTGAGAAACAGGAACTGGTGGTAATCCAGGATATGCGTGAGTATGAGTATTTAAAAATCTAACAATTAAATTAAGTAATTCTAAAAGTTCTTCCCCCCTAACTAAACTTGAAGTTTTTGGTAATAGTTCATCAACAAATTTATCTAAAGAAATACCATATAATGTATCATTAAAATTTATTTGACCTTTACCAGGAATTGCCGAGTTATGAGATAATAAATATAATGTGCCGGCTCCAACCGCACCATATGTTGAAGAATCATTTGTATATTCTTCTTGGGGGACTTCTGTTGATATAAACTCAAGAGGTTTTCCAACTCTATTTGCAGCATAAATTAAACCATAACCACCTTGTTTAAGTGCTGAGTTTAATTTAACTTTATTAAAAATGTAGGAAATATTATTGGTTGAATCTATTGATTGTTGAGACGTAATTGAGGTAGGGGGAAATATTGGTATTCCATTTAATTGAGTATACTCTGGCAGGATAACTTCTTCAATATTAAGACTAAGTAAATTGTTTGTGATTTCATTTATTGCCGCTTGATAAAGTTCTTCGGCAACACTTTCAAGACCATCAATACTACTTGTTGCGACTATTTGAGATGTTGCAATATTAATAACTTGAAGATTAATATTACAATTGCCACCTAAACAAACCTTATTACCTATTGATGAATAATTTGGGTTATATTGAAGTGTTGGTAGACTTGAGGGAATTAAATAAGCGTAAGTTAGTTTATTTGGTCTGTAAAATACTGGAAGAAGTTCTGGACTACCATTACATTCTTTAATAAAGTCATTAATCAAATTAATTGATTCGTTTCTTGTTTTTAAACTAAAAGTTGTTGACTTTACCAACGATTTTAAAGATTCATCAATAACACTATCAACCGTTAAATTTTTTGAATTTGTTGATAAATTGGCCTTTAATTGGTATAGGTATATTGTTCCTGAAAAAACATCTTGCATGTTTTCAGGATTGGTTATTACCCATTCTATAAGATATTTTACTTGTACTGTTATTTCATTTGATTTTGTAACAATATTGGGAGTTAATTTATTTTTTGATTTATTAAATCTTGATATTTGTAAAAATCCTCTTTTTGGGTTGGCAACTGGTGGAACATTTGGTTGTAATTGAGTACCTTTAAATTTTCCGGCTCTAATTAAAATCTCATCTTGTTGTACAATAACATCCGCACTACCCCTACCTAACAAAGCATTGTCTCCTGGTTCTGGAAATACACCTCTATGAATTTCTCGGTCTGTATAAGTACCGTCTTGGTTTTTTAAAGGTTTTGGATTTTTTAATTGTGTTCCTGTTGCTGTAAACTTATTACCTCCCTGATAAAATTCATATCCTGTAGTTGTTGGACTTGAAAATGTGTTTTGTATGTAATATTGATTTTGATATTTAAATTCTTTATTTGTATACAAAACTTGAGCCATTTCGGATACTTTTGGTACTTGGTACATAAAATACGGCATCAAAGGATTAAAAACAAATGGGTCTCTTTGAGTCCAAATATCTACTTTCTCATTCCAAGGAGGGTCTGTAATTGAGTTAATAATTGCATTATAGTCATCAGTTAAAAGTCTTGCCCTAATCCGACCTAACATCATTGGGTCTTGATTGTCAAGGACAGTTATTTGAAAAAAAATTGTATTATCGTCCATGTTTATAACTTTCTAGATTGATATTCTTTAAGGGTATTATTATATAACTCTTCAAGTTTATCTAAATATATCGTTAAACTAATTACATTTTCTTTAGTTAAATCAAACGTGACAGTTAGTTTATCCATAACCTCAATTAATTTTGTATTAGGTAATTCTTTTAAATTGTTTTGTAAATTTAAAATGTTTTCAAATTCTTCTTTTGTCATATTATGTAGATTTTCCACTAATCCGAACCGGTTTACCGTCAGCACTAATTCCAATAGCTTGAATCTTTCCATTTTGGGCGGATTCTTTTTTTGTTGCTTTATTAGATGCTAAGTTAAATAATAACATTAAATTTGGTGAACCATCAGGTAAAGTACCTGTAGGTATTCCAAGTTTTTGTAGTTCTTCTATTGTATTAATACTTGCCCTTGAAGCTGACGTTCCAGGCAAAAAATTTGCCAATAATAATAATACTTTAGGTATTTTACTTCCCGGAGGAGCCAAAGAGCTTATTAAATTTAGTATTATTAAAATATCGTCAATTAAAGATTTGCATTTTTTGTAATCCTTAACCCCTATTACAATTTGATTAATAATTAAAGCAATAGTAATTAATCTTTCTATCATTTGCAGTTTGGCTTTTAATGCTTCACTTCCAATATCTGTGATAATTGGTCTCATAAGATTAATTAAATCTTTTTTTAATATATTAAAAAGTTCGGTTACAAAAATGGCCCCAATTTCCGCAACCATTTCTATATTAAATTTTTTAAAAGTTTTTAAAAAATCAACGTTACTATTAATAAGATTATTAACCGAATTACCAATAGTATTAGCACTTTGAATAAAAGTGTTTGCTGATGTTACCGCAGAATTAAAAGAATTTGTTGCATTGGATTCAAGTGACTGCATTAAAACAAAAATTGGGAATAAAACTTTTGGGCTTAAAACTGCTCCAGCAACGGATAACGGGATTTTTTTTATAAAATCTTCATCAAAAACTTGCAAATTTAAATTTGTTGGTAAAAGGACTTTCCAATCAGGATTTTGAACTAAAGAATCACTAATCGCAATAATTTTATTAACTTCTAATGCTGAAGATAAATTTTCGGTTTCTCTAAGGTCAATTAATCCATCAATTATTGTTTCATAATCAACAGGAACTTTTACGTTATCACAATCAACAAGTTCCATAACACCATTTTGTATATTACTAATTTGTACATCAATATTTCTTAAATCAATTTCAGTAAGTTCAAAAAATGATTCATCAACACCATCTAACTCAGCAATTTTTGAAACACCACTAACGTCAATTTCTCTTCTTGAGTCAAAACAAAGACCTAATATTCTCTGAAGAATTAACATAAATTGTGATTGTTTGCTAATCTCATCTGAGGTAAGATTTGCTTTAATATTTATTGCACCTGACACAGCATTCATCATAACTGCGGTAAAGTCAGTAGTATCAAAAAGTTTAATTGTTCCGTAATAATCTTCTAAAAAATCAATAACTTTATTTGCTGAGCCACCGGTTATAGTTAATGATTCGTTAACTTTGGATATTAAAGCGACTTTAAAACACGCTTGGTCAACACCAAATTGGTTTGTTGGGCTATATTGAAAATCAAATAAGTTTTGGTTTGACACCCCTTGATAATATTTACCATATTCACCATTAAATGAATCTGTGACAAATGTTCCCTGTAATCTGTTATTAAATTCTTTATTCATTGGGAACGGGACTTTTCCTTTATAAGGTTTATATACGTTCTCAATCACATTTGGGTTAGGTTTTTCATAAACTACTTTACCTATTTTTGAATCTGTTGTAGTTTTTAACATTCCTGAAATATCCATAGATTCAATTGGAACATATATTCCTTGACCTACTGGAAGTGTATTCAAAGGATTAAGCTCTAAAAAAGTGGAAGTAAATCCTTGAAATGTTTGTTCTTGAGAACAACCTAAAGCCTTTATAGCGTTTTTAGTTATGATTTTTTTAATTTCAGGCTCTATTTTAGTAGCCGTTAACAATAATTTTTTTTTTAAATATTTTAAAGTTTCAGAACCATTACCACTAGTTAAACCTATCATCTCCAATACTTGGTCAAAAGAATTTGGTGGAGGTTTTAAATATCTTTTTTGGTCTTTTGATGCGTTATCAAGACTAGAAGCAATATCAGGGATTCCTTGTGATTCTGAATTACCCGCACTTCTCTTTAATTTTTTTTCAGAATTAGAAACTTGAGCAAAGTTTTTAATTGCTGAAATTTTATTTTTAACTTCAATTTGTCCTTGGTTTAAGTCAGGAGTCGGCATATCACTTTATTTTATAAGATTCTTCATTACTGGATACATCTTTATCAATCAGATTTTGAATTAAATCATCATCTAAATCAGCAAGTGAAAGTGATTCTGTATTGTTGTTTGATTTTTCCCAAATACCGGATTGTAATTTTGATAAACTAATTTTTTTTTCAACACAATCATTAACAATTTTTTGTTGTTTTTCAATAACAGGACCAATGGTTGTCATGTCTTCAGGGTCTTTCAACATTGTCAACATTTTATTTTGAATTCTGATTGCTGTTTGCCTTTGTTCTACAAGTTCATTATATATTTCTTGCATTAAAGATAATATTGAATCTTTAGTAAAATTAATTTCTTTACGTTGTGGTCTTGGCATATTATAAATACTTTTTAATTTATTTTCATCTTTGATTGAATTAAAATATATAATTTTTTAAATTTTTTAATTGAGCCACGAATTTCTTTTGTACTAAGATTGGTCATTTCTCTTAACGATAGTAAGATGACATTTTTATTAAATTTATTATTGTCCGCACTTGAGAAAATAGATTCATAATTATCAAATAAATCGATTAAGGCGTATCCTAACTTTACTTCATTGTCACTTAAATTTTCATTTTCAATAAAATACCGTAATTCGTTTAAATATTTTATAATAATTGCGTTAGTGTCCATTTCTTCATCATCAATTCGATACATCATATCAGGTCTTTCCTCAATACTTTGTGACATATCTTCATATGATACTTTTCTATTTGTTTCTTTTTGGTCTTTAATTATTTGACCCATTAAGTAATTTTTACAAATTGTTCCAAAATAAGAATATGCCTTTTTTTCTTTTGACGGTTTAAATTTGTCAACTTTTGTCATTAAAAATGAGTGAGTATCACAATGAATTTCATTAAAATCCATATCTTTTCGATATAACTTATATCTTCGTATGATTGATGAAATCATTTTATCGAGAGGTTCTTTCAAACATTCGTTATATATTTTATTTTTTTCTTCTGAGGTTTTTGCTAATAAAAAACTTCTAACCGCAGTTTCTTCTGCAACATCAAAATAATTTAAATTTACAGTTTTTCTACCTCTTTTTTTAGATAAAACTTCTTCGGTTGATGCTGACAAAGATTCTATCATTAATCATTGTCTAATTGGTATTTTATGTTTCTATCCTCAACAAAGAAATATTCTTTTTTTGCGGTTTGAATCCAAAATGAAACTTCATCCTCAATCATTTTTTCCTCACCAAATTTGTAATTCCAAAAAATAGAACCTTCTCTCATGTTGGTGTGTTTATAACCAAGTTTTGGAATTGTCATAATTGAAACAGAGTTATATGTTAGCCTTAATAAAAATTCATAAACAAAAGTTAATTTAATTGATGATTTAAATCCTCCAAAATCTTCAATAACCGATTTTTTAATTACACATCCTGCTGTTTGAAAATTTTGATAATTTTGTAATGTGTCATTTGTTAGAAATCCTATTTCTTGACTAAAATTGGCGGCAAATGTGGCCTCATTTGTAAATCCGGCAAACACCCCTTGTTCATTTGTTTCAACAACTACAGGTAAAAACGCTTGGACTTGAGGGAATGACTCAGCGTACTTTTTAACATTTTTAAACCATATTGACGAATACTCATCATCAAATTCAAATAATGAAACCCAAACTCCTTTTGAATTACTAATACCATAATTTACTTGGTCACAATAATTTAATTTTTTGTCCCATAATAATTTTACAACATTTAATGTTCCAAAATCATAATCATTTAAAAAATTAACTAATGATTCTTCAGATGAATGAACAATAATTAATTCTTCAATCTCAACAGTTTGTGCGTTGATTGATGTGATAGCTTTATCAAAATACTCTTCAAAATCTTTAACTTTTGATGATTTAATTGGTAATATAACGGATAGTGATAATTTATTGCTCATATTATTCTTCGGTTTTAGATATTTGTTCTTCAAATGAATTTGCTCTTATGTTTAAATACTCTTGAAATAGTGAGGTAACTGTAGAATCAAATTCTTGTTTATTTGTGTAATTTTCGGTTGTTTTTTTCATATTTTCGTAAAGTTCAGGTTTGATGTTATCCTCCAACCAATTTTGAATAAAGTCTGCGATAAAATCACAAATCATTGTTGGGTCTGTAATCCAAACACCGTTATCTTCAGTCATCCATTCAGGTCTCATATTAGGTATTTTACCAATTACTGGTACTCCTGATGACATAGATTCTAATGGAAATGTACCAAATCCGCTTTTTTCGTCTATCCATACACTAACAAAACAATCACGTAACGAATTTGAAAATTCTTTTTCAGAAAGACCTCTTAAATCCCTAAATGTGAACCATCTGTATTGTGGGAATTTTAAATAAAAAGTTTTAATTATATTAATAGTATCTTCTTGTTCTTTAGTGTGAACACCAATAATTGGCATCGGTGGTAAAAGTTTTGGATAAAAACTATCCGTAATTAAAGGTTTAATTATATCAAAACTAGTTTGTCTCATTACGTTTTCAATATATTCTTGTTGTTGTTTACTAGTTGTAATACACTTAAAAAATCCGTATTGGGACCAGCTTTGTCCTGGTTGTAATGTTTCAACAATATTAGAATAATTTTGAGTTAAAACAATTTTACCACAAGGTAAATTTTTAATTTGTTCCATAATAAAACCAAAAATTTCAGGTACAACAATAAAATCTTCAGGAGAAATTTCTAAATTTTGACCCTCAATTGATTTATGCGGGATTAACATATATTCTTCATCCATCCAAGCAACTACGCCTGAGTAGTCATTTTTTTCATGAAGAATGATAGGGTTAAATCCGGAATCTAAAAGAACTTTTGCTGTCTGATAAATTAATCTAACCGATGCTTTCGCGTTTCCCTTAGTATCTTGTACTAAGAAATATATTCTCGATTTTTTATTTTTTAAATTTTGAATTGATTGTTTTACTTTTTCGTTTAAAGATAATTCCATATTAATAGTGGTTTATAAGTTTTTTATTTAATAGGCTATTAAAAGCTAACCTAAATGGTATACTAGTGTTTGTACTTGATTTTATTCCTAATTTTTCGTCAATTTCTTCATGTTCTGTTAAAATAGTATCCATTAACATTTTAACTATTTCAAATTTTACTATATTAATTTTTATTTCTGTTGAGCCGGTATATTCCTCATCAAAGATGTCATTTGACATATCTAAGTATTCCTCAACTCTGTCTAAATCAAAATAATAATTTTCTCCTAATACTTTAATCATATATCTCTTTTATTTTTGTTTTTAATTCTTTAAAATTTGTTATATAATGTTTAACATTAATGTCTTTATTATATAATGTTTCATATTTAATAACTGTTTTATCTTTCGGATGATTTAATAATAGACTAGGATTTGCAGTAAGTAAAACATCTATTGAATCCCAAAGCGAATTAATTGTTGATTCACTATAAAATTTAACAGATTCAACCAAACAACCAAATTTTGAAATGAAAAATAAAGACGCTGGTTTTGATTTACCCATTTCATCCGAAACGATTAAAATATCGTGAGAATCTCTCAAATCTAAATAAAAATCATTAAAATCCATCATACTAGAATGTTCAACTGAACCTGCATGACCAAAAATTTCCATAGTATGTTCTTTATATAAAAAATTATATAATTCATCTTCATCTTTGAATTTAAGATGTTTTGATATATCTAAAGTTGTTAAATCTGAAATTACTTCATATTCAGATTTTTCCTCATCTTCTTTAAAAGGATTCTCAAGGTACCATTTTTCATACTCTTGTTGTATTTTTTTTAAAGTATCTCTTAATACTCCGTTTAATTCTATCGCAATTTTCATTCTGTTTCGTTATCGTATTTGTCTAAAATCTTACTAATCAAAGGATTTCTAACTATGTCTTTTTTATCTTTAAATTCAAAAGTGGAAATGTGATTAGAATCTCTAAATTTTTCAATAGCGTCCCATAAACCACTGTGCGTTTTGTTTTTATATCTATCAGATTGTTCAACATCTCCAGAAATAAAGAACTTACTATTAAATCCAATCCTTGTTAATAGAAGTTTCATTTGACTTGGTGTTGCATTTTGACCTTCTTCAAATATTAATATTGAATTGTCAATATTCATACCCCTCATAAATGCCAAAGCAAAAACTTCAATAACTTCAAGTTCTTTTAATTTTTCTCTGGTTTCTTTTCCAATAATTTTATTTAACAAATAATAAGATGGAAATATATAAGGGTCTAATTTTTCTTCTACATTTCCAGGTAAACTACCCAATTTTTCTTCAGCTTCAACTGCGGGTCTCACAATAATAATTTTTTCATAAGGTGTATTTGGGTCTGACAATAAATCAATTGCTGCTTTCATTGTAATATAACTTTTACCTACACCTGCTGGCCCTGAACAAATAGTTACCTCACTTGATGTCAAAACATCGTAATAACTTTTTTGAGTTTGGGTTAAAAACTTTTCTTTAGTTTTTCTTTTTATGATTGAACAAATAATTTCTTTTTTTGTTCTTGAACTTCTTTCTTCTGATAGTGGTGTTGGTGTCGGTGATTTTCTAGTTGGTTTTGTTGCCATTATTTTAATTTAAAATTTTATTTTTTACTGTAGTACTTTAACCAATAATCAATCATTTCATCAAGCATTGATTCAAAAGTATATGTTGGTTCCCAACCAGTATGTTTTTTAAGTTTTGAGTTGTCTCCTTTTAAATCGTTTAATTCTTCAGGCCTTAAAAATTTTTCATCCAAAACAATATAGTCTTGGTATGACAAATCTAATTTTCTAAAAACATATTCACACAATTCTTTAACTGTGTGAGATACTCCTGTAGAACATACATAATCATTCGGAGTTTCAAGTTGTAATATCATCCACATCGCCTCAACATAATCTTTAGCATGTCCCCAATCTCTTGTGGCATCTAAATTACCTAATGCCAATTTGTTAGATAATCCTAATTTAATTTTAACCGCTTCTTTAACAACTTTATTAGTTACAAAATTTGTCCCTCGTCTTGGTGATTCGTGATTAAATAAAATACCATTAGAAATAAACATGTCATATGAGTTTCTATAGTTTTTACAAATATTATACGAATACACTTTAGCACATCCGTAAGGTGAAACAGGATTCATTGATGTCGTTTCTCTTTGAAATCCATCAGAATCAATAGAATTACCAAACATTTCGGATGACGACGCTTGGTAAATTTTAGCATCGGGTTTAATTAACCTAACGGCTTCTAACATATTTAATGTGCCGACACCAGTAACTTGTGCAGTGTAAATTGGTTGGTCAAATGAAATTCTTACATGTGATTGGGCGGCCAAATTATAAATTTCGTCTGGTTGTGTTTTTTGTATTACAGATATTAATGAAGACAAATCTGTTAAATCGGCATAAAATAATTTTACTTTATCATATACTGAATCTAATCTTGCAGTTTGATTTTCGGCAACTGAATTACGTTTTAATGTGCCAAACACCTCATATCCTTTATTAATTAAAAATTCCGCTAAATATGAACCATCTTGTCCATTTATACCTGTGATTAGTGCTTTTTTCATATATACTGATTAACTACTGATATTACTTTATTAATTTCATCCTCAGTCATTTGATGATTATTTGGAAGATATAACCCATATTCATGAACTCTTTTAGAAATTGGTAAATCTTGTTTTCCATATTTTTCATACCAAAATGGGTGTTCATTGATTGAACCACAAATTAATGGCCTACATTCAATATTATTTTCAGTTAATTTTTCAACCAATTGTTTAATATTTTTAGTAATTATTGGATATGAAAAATTTGAAATATAACTATCGTTAGGGGGATTTATTTTCCATTCAGGATTCTTAATCTCCTCATGATATTTCATATAATTTTTATATCGGTTTTCTACAATTTTATCCAATTTGGTTAATTGTTGTAAACCAATAAACGCTTGTAAATCTGTCGCCCTTAAATTAAATCCTGGATAATAAAAAGTGTAAAGAGAACGAAAATCCCCAATATTATATTTTTCGCGTAATTCAATTTGTTTTGTTTTAGGTAAATCTCTATCCCACCCATGTGACCGAATTGATAATAAAATATGGTATAAATCTTCATCATCAGTTGAAATCATGCCACCCTCAATTGTGGACATATGGTGACCAAAGTAAAATGAGAATGTCGATAAATCACCAAAAGTCCCAACTTTATTTCCTTCATATTTAGAACCAATTGATTCACAAGTATCTTCAATTAATTTAATATCATGTTCTTTACACAATTCCAATATTTCATTCATATGATTTGGAAACCCTAAAACGTGAACTAAAATAATACTAGATGGGTCGTGTTCTTTAATAATTTGTTTTAAGTGGTTAATATTTAACCCTAAATTATCTTCATCACATTCACACATAATTGGTTCCATGCCAAATTGAATTGATGGTGTTACGGTTGTAACCCATGAAACTGACGGAACAACAATTTTATTATTTCTTAATTTACCCGATAACAATAATCCATAAACAGCTGCTAAATTTGCGGACGAACCTGAATTCACAAATACAGAATATTTTTTACCAAGCCATTTTGACCATTCTTTTTCAAATTCAATTGTGAGCTCACCTTTAGTTAATCTTGGATTTGTTTGTAACCAAGAGATTAATTTTTCAATGTCTTCACTATTAATAGTGTCTTTAACTAAATCAATTTTATTCATTATTTTCTAATATTAGGGTAATTGTTTAAAAACCACTTAACCGATTCTTTAATCCCTTCGGAAAGTGGTGTAAATTTAAATTCTGGTAATGCGTCTGATGATGCCGGTTTTCTATGTTGACCTTTTGGTTTTGTATCATCAAAAATTAAATTATCTTCATATATATTAAAATTATTACAAATTTCTTTTGCGATTTCTAAAATTGTAATTTCATCTGGATTTATCGCCATAAACGGTTCATCATTTTTCCAATTATCTAATGACCAAATAATTAATCTTGCCAAATCTTCTGAGTAAATTACTTGTCTTAATGGCGAACCATCACCCCAAACGACCATCTTTTCTTTATTTTTATTTGCCAAAAATGCTCTATGAATCATTGCGGGAATCATATGACCATCTTCTAAATGAAAATTGTCTGATGGACCATAAACATTTGTTGGTACAACTGAAACCCAATTTGAATTTAACACTTGTTTAACTATGTTCATTTCATAACCCGCCAATCTTTTTGCGTAGGCATATCCATGGTTTGAAAAATGTGGTGGACCTAAATCTATTTGATTTGCGGTTAGAGGATATGTAATATTTTTATCGGGAAAAATACACGTTGATAAAATATTAACAAAGTTTGGTATTTCACTTTTAAATGAAGCTTCAATAACATTGTTATTTAAAACAAAGTTATCAATAAAAAACTTTTTATTATTCTTCATGTTGGCCTGCACCCCACCAACCTTTGCCGCACAATTAATTATTGTGTCAACACCACTGTGTTTTACGTGATAATTAATATAATCTAATGTTTGTTCTCTATTGGTTAATTCGGCGTCTTTACGAGTATGATATACGTGACCATCACCTAAAAGTTTTTTTAACGATGAACCTACTAAACCATCTGAACCTGTAACTAATACTGTCATAATTTAATCCATTTATTGCAATATAAGTCATTAGTATTTAAATGTAAATTGGAAACTCCAAACCATTTGGATGGAATTATAACTTGTTTATTTTTATTCTTATTTAACCAAGCTCCCCACCAACTGAATGTTGAATTTGCCAATATATTATTATTACACATCGACATCAAATACAAATCTTCGTAATCTAAATTGTCGGACACAAATGTTTTATTTTTTAAGAAACTAAAATTTTCTTCACACCATTTAATGTCGTCAGAGAATATTAAGAAATGGTTTTCTTTACCAATAATATTAATTGCTTTTTGGTAATATTCAATTGGTTGGATTGGGTGGTAATTTTGTAAACCTAAATAATCCCCACGTCTAACGTGAATCGAACAAGTATCACGTTTTAATACTTCACCGTATTTGTTAATTAATTTTTGGTTTGTTTCACCATCAATTTTAAACAATTCTAATATTTCATTTCTATAGTCCATGAAATATTTTTCACTTTGAAAGTATCCATATAATTTAACATTACCATCAATTTGAGGTAATGGAAAATATGAAAATCCACCTTCTCCTAATGGGGTAAAATCAGTAACACCATTAATAAAATTAACATTTCTAAAAATATTTGATGTATAGTTTGAATATGGTTTATGTGGTACCTTTGAATCTGATACATCACATAACAATTCTTTATTATCTCTTAGACATAAATAATAGGCTGTGGATATTTGGAATAAATAATTTCCTAATCCACCCATTAATTTTGTAGATACAAAACTCATTAATATAATCTTTTAATATATCCATTTGGATTGAAAGTGGCGTTTTTACCAAAAAAATCGCACCATTTTCTATCAATTTGGAAATTAGGGTTATCGGGTAAAAATTCACCAATTGCTCTTAGTGGGCCACCACTGTATTGTTTTTCAAGACCAATATGGTTTAATGCCCCGTCTTCAATAATAAAATAAGAATTGACAGAAACCAAATCTTTAAATTTATCCATAGCCATTTTTACATGACTATATAAGTGAGACCCATCATCAATAACCAATATGTTATTGTAACCTTCAGCGTTTTTTAAATCATAATCTATAAATCCGCCTAAAAATCTTTTAATTCTTGGGTGGTTAACTATTAACGGGTCCATAGGATATTCCATTATATCCATAGTATGAATCATGCCATTACCCAATAAATCTAACATATCTGCCATGTATAGTGCTGATGCTCCATGGTTAGTACCAATTTCAATAATTAAATCGGGTTTAACCTCATTAATTATCATTTGATATAATAAGTAGTCAAAAGGGTCTTTAATTAATTTAATACCACGATAAGATACTTTGTGGTGACCTGCACTGATAGACTCAATCGAGAAAGAAATTTCGTTATCCATAATAAGAATTTTTAATTTTATTTTTTTACTAAAAGTTTAGATGGAATTCCAACATATACTTCAGGTTCATCACCCAAAATATTTTTAACTACCGCAGTTTGAGCACCAAAAGTTTTATTTGACCCAATGTTTAATCTATCTCTAACAATACACCCTGTTCCAAATTCATTAGAAGACCCCATGGTTATTTGACCTGAAATATGAACACCAGGATTTGTGGTGCAATAGTCGCCAATAATTGTATCGTGACCAACCGTAGTATTTAAGTTTAGTGTTACATAGTCACCAAACGTAACATTAGAAGTGACAACACAACCTGGTGAAACAATACCACCATACCCTAAATTTTTTCTATCCATTAATACGATTGCTGACGGGTCAACAATTGTTTCAGATGGAACTAAACCTGATGATAACGCCTTTACAACTAAAATTTTTTTTATTTTTGGACTACCAACAGCAACTATAAATTTATAGTTTTCTTTAAATGACCAATCTTTAACTACTGGAAATACTTCACCATCAATATCAAACGATGTTTGACCATCATCTAAATCATTAACAAAAATGAAATTAGTTATTTCAGGTTTTGCTCTTTTCACATAATAGTAAAATTCTTTTGCAAGCCCTGCAGCACCTAAAATTACAATACTACTCATCCTTCTATTTGTTGGTTAACTTTTATTACTTGTTCAATTACATAGTTAATATCCTCATCAGTTAAATTCATATGTAATGGTAGGGTTATTAATTTTTCAGATATTGTTAAAGAATTTGGACATGTACCAAATCCATGTTTGTACATTTTATAATTGGTGTTATCTCTATAATGAACTCCAGGATATACTCCATTTGAATTTAATAATTCCATGAATTTATTTCGTTGGTTAACAACAATTTGAAATAAATGTCTTGATGATAATACACAATCGTTATGTGTCTTTATGGTTTGAATTCCGTGTTTGGTTAATTCGTTTTCATATTTTTCACAGATTTCTCGTCTTCTGTCATTATCTTCGTCAAGGTATTTTAAACCAACTAATGCCATTGATGCCATTATTGAGTTTCCGTGGTATTTGTAACCAACATCAACTAAGTCGTATTCCCATTTATAATTTCCTTTATCGTTACTTCTTTGGTATGTGTCTTTATCAATACCTAACCAAGATAGTTTTCTTACTAAAGTATCGTAGTCCTCATTTGCAAAACAAATCATACCTGAATCTGCAGTCGGTAAGTTCTTAACTGCTTGGAAACTAAACACGGTTACATCGGCACCATGACCAATATGCTCAACTTTACCTGTTGATGGATTTTTTGTAAATGTACCTGACATGTGAGCGGCGTCTAAAATTAACTTTAACTTATGTTTTTTACATAATTCGATAATTTTATAAAGTTCACCAGTATTACCACCAATACCAATAAACAAAACTGCTTTTGTTTTTTTAGTTATTTTTGATTCAACTGATGATGGGTCTAAACACAAATATTCATCCACATCCGCGAATACGGGTTTTAAATTTTCATACATTATTGCATGATTTGATGATACAAATGTTAATGGACTTGTAATGATTTCATCGTCATCGGACCATTTATTAGCGTCCTTCAATATTTTTACCGCCAAATGAAGACCTGAAGTATTTGAGTTAATGAAATGAGCGTGAGGTAAATTTGTATAAGTTTTCCATTCATTTTCAATTTCGACGGTTTTAAACCCTAATCCTGTCCAACCCTTGTCTAAACAAGTTGACATATGTTCAAAAATTTCTTCGTTTCTAAATTTTGGGACAAATAATTGTATATTTTTCATATTAAAAATTTTTTATTGCAATACTCAATATCTTTATAAAGTAAATCACTATGTTTTGATGATAATTGGCTGGTCAATGTATGGTCACCAATTCCAACAGCAATCCTATAATCTTTTAAAACTCCAGGATAACCATGTTTGATAAACATACGATACCAAAGTTCACAATCAATCATATATAAAACTTCAGGGTCAAAATATTCATCACGAGGTATTAAACCAACACTCGGACATCCAACAAAATTAATACCTTTAATTAAGTGTTTTCCATCACCTTCAATCCTTGGAATAATTGGATTTGTCCAACTACCAGTTCCATAATCGTAATGGATACATCCACTGATAACCCATTTACTACCTTCACCCAACAAATCAACCATTAGTTGAATTGAATTTTCACCAACCATAAAGTCGTCTAAATTCATTAATTTGATATAATCCCCTGTAGAATTTTTAATTGCGTTGTTGGTATTATGTGCGGGCCATCCGATGTCCTCAAAATTCCTCAAATACATTATATTATCCAAACCCAATCCTTTAATGTAATTTTCAATTACATCATCTTTTGAATGGTCGGAAACAACAATTTCCATATTTTTATAGGTTTGAGAAAGAATTGATTGGATATTCTTATTAATAAATTCAACACCTCTACCATTTGCTTCGTATGATGGAATACATACTGAAATTTTTGGATTAAAGTTTTCAGACATTTTCTAATAAATTATAATTTGGTTTATTTCTAATTATGTTTACGGTTGAACTTACTTTACTCATATTGACTTTGTGGTCATTTAATGGGTTTGACTCATTATATATGTATAATACATCTGGTATATATCTAAAGTGATTTTCTCCCGACATTTCTAACATTGGAAACATAAATGATAAATCACCCGCAACACTCCAATAATTTCCAGAAACATCTTTTAAATCTTCTTCTTTAATTTTTTTCCATAACCAAGACTTCCATGTTCTCATGTGTGATAGTGTAAAAGTTTGTTTTCTAATGTTTGTAAAATTTTTAGGGGGATTTGCAAACCCTGGCCTACCATCATGATATTTAAACGAACCACTTGTCATCCAAACATTTTTGTCTTTATAAACATCATCTATGAAGGATAACACATTTGAATTTGGTAACCAATCGTCACCATCAACCTCAACACATATTTCATAATCAGGAATATCTAATCCACGAATTACTTGGTCGTAATTTCCTGGTTGATACATTTTTTGTTTATTCTCAATAAGAATAAACCTATTATCGCCCGATATGGTTTTTTTAATGATATCAACAGTTTTATCAGTTGACATGTCATCAGTTATATAACATTTAAAGTCCTTAAATCTTTGAGTCATAATTGTCATTAAAGAACGCTCAACAAAATTCTCACAGTTATATGTTGTAGTTAAGATTATCATTATAAATTAATTAATATTCCTTCTGGTTTTGTACCTATTGGAAAAAACTTTAACCGACCATCATACGACTCACTTAATGATGTTAATTTTTCTGCAACTTCAGTTATTTCAATAACGTTTAATGTATAGCCTTCATTTAATAAATCAACACATAATTGAAATTGTTGTGACTCCTCAATTACATTAGTACCTTTCTTATACGTTATGTGGTTCATAACAAATGGTACTTCTTTATTTGGATTTTTTTGAATATAATATTCTTTTAAAAAAGAAATGTGTGATTTGTTGAATGTATCAACACTTGTAATTAATTCGGTATTTGCGTCAATACTATTGGCGAAATGTTTTAACGATTTATTATCTCCATTAATTGTTGGACCCCCATACCCAAAACCATATTTCATATGTTTTTGTCCAATTCCTGAATTACCACCAATTGCGGTTAATACCATATCAACCTCATCTTCAACTCCTGATTTAGTTATAATTTCACCTAACATGTTGGCATAAGTAATTTTTACAGATAAAAATGAATTAATACTAATTTTTGTTAATTCGGCAGCCTTTGATGACATTGTATAAACATTAACAAGAACTTTTTTAAGTTCGGTGTGTAAACTAATTAAATCATTTATTAGTTCTTGATATTCTCCGCCAATTAAGACCATTTCATGATTTTCAATATCTTTTACAATCTCACCATCATTTGTAAAAAATGGATTATATGCGACTTGGATATTAAACATGTTTAATCTTTCTTGTATTTGTGATACTTCACCAGGATTTGTTGTGGAACATATTACCACTTTTTTATTATAAAGAGAAAAGTTCTGAGAAGATAAACTATAAAATTCTGAAACAACATCAAAAACTTTTGTTGTGTCATAATTACCATCAATATTAGATGGGGTTGGAGAAAAAATAAAAATAATGTCGGAATTTTTAATTACCTCTGCATTACTTGTTGTTGCACTAAATTTAGTGGTATCAAATAACATAGATTGGATTAATGGTTCATTTGTAATACATATGTTTTGATTAAGATTAAAAACATAATCATCATTACTATTTGAAACTAAAACTTCATGACCTTTTTTTTCGCATAACAATCCAAAAGACAAACCAATTTCATTAACACTAATTAAACCTAATTTCATTTATGATAAAATTTTGAGGTATTGTTCTTTTATTTGTTGTGCAACATTCATGGAATAATACTTTTCAATGTCTGTTGGTGGTTCATGTTTTTCTTTAGATAAAATAAATCCGCCAGAGTCTACTTTATAAATCCAACTTGATTTACCACACATCCAACTTTCGATGGTTGTTCTACCTAATTGAATTCCTGCGGTTTCATACGCATCT